ATAACGAGCAGTAAATGCCTCTTGTGCGTTGTCATACTGGATTGGTGCGCCTTCGTTTTTAACGGCAGCGGCACTAAAGCCAGACAACTTGGTTTCTTCTTCGAACGAACGCTCAGAGGTCTCGGTTTCGTAGATCTCTTTGTGCTGTTCACCATACGTTGCATACTCAAGACCAAACAATGCGTTCAGACCTGGGAGCAACTCTTTCAGTAGTTGTGCGCGTGAAATAGCCATTTAATTAGCTCCTTATGCGGTGTAATCCAACGCAGCAGCTACGTTGTATTGATGGTTGTTGAACTTTACCAATACTTCAGTAAAGGCCGTTGCGCTAGTTGCGGTATCAGGGATAACTGCAATAACACGAACTGGCAGAGCTGCGGCATTACCTTGTGCGTTTGTCGCAACAACGGAAAGACCAGAGTTACCTGTAGTGTTAGAGCCTGTGCCCTGAACGATAGCCATATTGGTGCCAACAATGCTTTGGTTAACAGTCGACATAGCGCTGTTTGCCAAAGTTACTGCAACACGGAAGGCTGCCAAAGGATCATCAACTACGAAAGCAACAGCGCTGGTAGCAGCGGCATTACCTGGATAGTATTGAGCCTGAACGGTTTGACCTTGGCTGTTTACATACTGAACACCAACAAACACACCAACGGTGTTGTTTGCAGCTGCGGTAGTAGAGTCAACAGTTACGGTTGATTTTTGTACTGTGCCACCTGCGGCTACACGGACAATATCACCATCATAGATAGGCGTGTTATATGTGGATGCAATTGGAATCTGACGAATTGCACCAGCATATGGTAAGCCATCTACGCGGTTTAAAGCCTGTAAGCCGTAGGGAGCGTCAACGGTTGGATAAGCCATTTAAATCTCCTGATTAAAATTAATTTTTGCCAAAGGACGTAGTAGCTTTTCCCTCGTTAAAGAGAGGCATACGTGGGTCACTTTGACGCATAAGAGCATTGTCTACAGCCATCATTTGAGCATCTGCTTGAGCGGAGTAATGGTTATTACGCTGCTCTACAAACTCATCTGGTGTCTTGCACAACAACAACCCGCCGATCTCGATGTTGTCCTTAAAACGACTATCGGGATCAACTAACAGTTGGAACTTTGGCTGTTCCTCTACACGTACAGGCTCCCATCCTTCTCTCAGTTTTGCCGAGACGTTGCGGGGGTCTGCTTTGCCTAAAGTAGCTACTCTGATCCACCGATAAGAATATCCTGCCTGCTTATCGGGTTCTGGCAACAAATCTGGTTGCTTCCACTGCTCGGGGCGCGCATCTTGTTGACGAGTTTCTATTTCACGAGGTTTTCTATTTTCAGCCATTTTGGGACTCCAATTTTGTAAGTTCACGAGCATATTGCTCTGGGGTTAGATTAAATTTCTTTGCCAGCTGTACTTGCGTAGGCGTTAGACGCACCTTTTTTGGAGATGTGGATCTAGTCGCCGGAGCAACTACATTGCTCGGTTTACTAGTTTTCACAGAAGGTTTGGCTTCTGGCTCAGAAAAGGTTTTGGGCTCTTCTTCGGTCTCAAATTTCTCTGGGAACCGTTGTTTCATTTCCTTATCTATGACGCTGTAGTAGTGATCAGACCCGATAGGAACACCTTCTCGTTCTAACCTTCTATGTACGCCCATAGCAAGGAAACTCATATCTTCATCAACCCCATACCAGCTGTTTTTATCCAGCCACGCTTGGGTTTTTGAGTCCAGGCGCTGAGGTTGTTGTGGTATTTTTACATCATTTTCTTGAGATTGTAAAGCCTCTTCAGAATATTCTGGTTTATAGCGCTCAATATCTTGAGATTTTAACTTTGCATCCGTTAATTTCTCTTGAGCTTCTACTAGCCGATCTGAATCACCAGAGTCATACGCTTCTTTGTATGCACGCTTAGCCTCTTCAAGCTGGCGCGTTACGTTCTCCTTCACGCTAGATACGAGATCCTTCTCACCTGTGGTCAGTTTCGCCTTTAGTTTTTGGTTCTCTTCGTATATCTTTTGCGCAAAAGAAACGGCCTCTTGTTGCTCTTTTAAAGCAGCATCTTTGGCTCTACGCTCATCGTGCATGGCCTTTTTCATCTGTTTTAGGCGCTCTTTTGCCTGGGCAGAATAGGATTCTAGGTCATCTTGCTCGATGTCTTCAACGATTTCCTTTGGAAGGGGTGTTGCATTCTTAACATCTTCCTCTGGGGTGTCATCAACAATCTCGATTTCCAGTTCATCCTCTACTTCTGGTAAAACTTCTTCAGTTTCGGCTTCGTCTGGGAACTTATATTCTTTCATTTCCATGATTTCTCCTTAAGGTCTCGTAATTCCACGTGGATCTTCAACAACTGCCTCTACTGAGTCATCGTTAATAATCCTAAATTCACGTCCGTGGATCTTTAATCGTGTGCCAGAATTTGGTCTAGCCAGAATAAAGTCGCCTTCTTTGCACCATGGCCCGGTTGGGAAACGGGTTGCGTCTTTATAGCAGTCAGGACCCATTTTTACGACAAAAAACACCGTTGAAAGCATTTCTTCAAAGTGCATTGTCTTATCGGCCTTGAGAATACCGCTATCGTAAGCCTCTTCAATCTCTGGAATTACGCACAAAATGCGGTATCCAGAAGGTTCGGGTAGCTGTTTTGCCTTTTCTTCTGCTGTTGATTCAAAATTTACTGCTCCTACCACTTGCGGCTGATCAGGGTTTGAGCCGATCAGTATTGTGGTTTCACTCATCTGAGTTCTCCATACGTTGTTTGAGGTCTGTAATGGTTAAACATGCGGACTCAAGACCCCTAATTTGCCCACATGCGTACTTATATTCCTCGTGATTCATACAATTTCCCGCAGCGACTGCTTTTTGGAGCATTTCGATGCGTTGACTGTACTCAGTCAAGAGGTAATCTAAATATTTGTTCACTGTCTATTCCCTGTTTGAGGTTTATTTGCTTGATTCATTGCTTGCATTGCTTTGATTTCAATCTCTGCCTGATCTTTTTCTGTTTTTGCCAGAATCTGGGCACCAGCTATACGCTCTTGTGAAGCGATTCTTTCCCGCTCTAACTCCAAACGGGCAGCGGCTTCCTGTATATCCGCTTGGTCTTTTGCTGCTTTGCGTTGTTCTTCGGCTTGTTTGAGCTGAAGTTCTTGCGCTTGCATCTGTATTACTGGATCTTGGGCTGCCTGCTGTGCTTGCTGCGCTGCAATCTCAGTTTGGTTGCGTTGCAATAAGGCATCGGAAGCCTGTGCTGCCATGATGGAAAGCTGTACTTCTTGATCGCGTGGGATCTGCTCTTCGCTATCCTCTGGATTTGGCAATTGAATTTGCATCAATTGTTCCATTTGCTTACGGTATTCAAAGGCTAAGTGCTGTTGAATATGTGCCATAGCTGCTGCACTAATTGCTTGAGCTTGTGGGTTTTGACCAATCAACGCTGCCATCTTTGGATCTTTCATGGCATTCATGTGAACCGTAATATGGGCTTGGTGATCCTGATACAGGAACGCCTTTACAGGCTTCATGTTGATAATGTTCATGTTCTCCGTAATAGGATCTTCTGGCATTTGATCGTCTTCAATCTTGACCAGTTTCTTAGCGTTCTTAATTCCCAAGACTTCTAGCATCTGGCGGTGCAGCTGACCCATGTCATATAACTGGGGCGCCTGCTGAGCGAGTTGAAGTACGGCTTGATACTGCACAACCTTCTGGCTCATGGTCGCTGCGTTTGGATCCGATACAGGAATTACATCGCAGTTGTCATAGTCAGACTGTTTAGCAAAACGGGTACCAACATCTGGCTCGTAGCTGTATTCGTCTGGGGTGTAATCACGGATGATGTCTTTTAAGAGTTTTAACTCTTGCTTGAGTGAATAGTGAACGCGAGCCTGAACTGCAGACATTACTTTGAGGGTGCGCTCCAAAATAGCCAAGGTCGTACCAACTGGGGTGTTGGCAGACATGTCGGCAATCTTCATATCCGAAGCCGAAGCGAAACGGCGGCCTTCTTCTACAATTGTGCCAAGCAAGCTATAGAGGACTTGTGAGGGTTCCTTATAAGGTAATGGCAGAATGTTGTCTTTGAGGACGCCGGATGGGACGTCAACGTCTCGGAACTCACCTGGGGAAATAGGGGTGTCGTCACCTTTGACTCGCAAGCCACGGGTCTTAAAGCCGCCTGGCAAGTTCGATAAGGTTCCTGCATCCACGAGCTGCCGAATAAGACTAGTACCAGACTTAGCAAAAGCGCCGACAAGGTGAATAAGGCCAAAGCAGTAAAAGCCAAAGCCTGGAACGTAGCCATAATGGACGAAATGATTGCGTTTCTGTTTAGTCTCATCTTCTGGTCTCCAGTTTCTGCGAATCGCCAATACGTTCTGTGTACCTTTTTCAATGGTCACAATGTACGGTAAGGCTATCCCAGTAGGTTCACCGTCTTCATCTACATCTTCGTGCCCTGGAATATCCAGGTTTACTTGAATCTCAAGAATCTTATAACGGTCATCGGATGAGGCTTGAAAGCCCATCTTCTCTGCAATTTTCTTTTCTACTTCGTCAAACGAAGAGACTGGATCGCCAAGATCTACATCACGGTAAAAGCCAGCAACTTGCAATTTGCGCAGTTCATTCTCGGTCTTACGCATGACGTGGGTAACACGCTCTGCGGACTGAAGGTCAGTAGCGCCGTAAGGAACAATTAAGTCTTCGGCTGGAACGAACAAGGATACTTGACGCTCAAGGGATGGATCGTAATAGACTTTCTTAAAGGCGTTACCTGAAAGACCTAGGCCCCAGCACATGCGCTCATGCTCTGGACGGAACTCTGGCATCTCTTCTGTAATCTGGTAGTTCATGTCCTTTTGAACACGATCGGCAGCCGCCATTTTTTCTGGCGTTTCTCTGCCAACAATAATAGTTTTTACTGGACCTGCTGGAGGCAAAGTCTCCATCACGGTTTCAGCTTGGAACTTGACTAAGGCTTCGGAAAGGAGGGGATGATATACACCGCAAGCACCTTCCCATGGTTCAGATCGCTCTTCAAGTTTCATACCCAGAAGTTCGATACCGTCTGTGTAGGTCTGCATCCAGTCTTTGCGGGAGGCAACGTCTGAATCTACGTCACCCAGTAAGTCGCCGCAGATTTGAGTTAATTCACGCTCATCTAAGTACTCAGCAAGATTGGCATCAAAGTCATCGGCCGTTTCTTTTTTGGGAGTAATCTCAATATCTAAACCGTCAATACCGATTCGGACTGCCTCTGGATCTTCGATCTCAATTTCAATTGGCTCTTGCATTGCTGCAGCAGCTTCGAGTCCTTGAGGTAATGCGTACATTGATTTTTCAATTGCCATATCGTTTCCTTAAATTAACTTCCAACTACCATCTGAATAGCTTTGGGGCATTTTAATTGCGCCGCCCTTGGCTTTTTTAACATATGGCAAAAAAATATCTTTATCTTTCAATCCCAAATCTTTTGCCGATTCTATAATTTGCATGTACTTATGAGCACCAATATTCTGAGGTGACTGCTCAAGCATGTTCTTTACAATGCCATAAGCAAATGGATTGTCTTTCCATTGGCTAGTTCCTGCACCTTTACCGACTGCATCATTGTAAGCCGACACCAATGAAAAGCCAGCCTTTGGATCTGGATTATATTGGGCGCCATCCAGCCCCTGATGCGTTACCCGTAATGCGCCAATTTTTCGTAAGGCATCGAAATTTAGCGGCATATATTCTGGACTTAGGTCCTGATTATCGCTAGTAAATTTTGCGTACTTTTCAAAGTCTGTTATTGGCATACTGTTCCTTAATAATAACTAACTGCTCGCCGTGATTTGAATAGCTGAAGCTCATCTTCTTCGTCCGACTGCAGCCGTAGAAAACCGCCTTTTCTAAATCGGATTAATGCTTGTGTTGCCGAATCCACTAAGTCATCGTGGTCTGAATTTGGGAAAGCAGCCATCTCTTCGATGACTTCTTCTGCCCAGCGTTTGCGGGGCGCCCAAACTTTACCAGATGCAAATAGGTCTGAAACAGAGTTTACACGGGTAATCTTATCGTTTCCACGGGTTGGTGTAAATTCTTGTAC